GAGTAAAACTATCTGCAATCATATTAGCCATGTTTCCTACATTGCTTTGGACACTGGCAAAGCCATTAGTTAAACCTGCATTTAGTCCATTCATGATTGCTTGCCCAGCTGGGATTAACAATTTTTTATCGTATCGAATAGGTCCTTTGTGTTCCCTAATCCAGTCACCAATACCTCCAACAAAATCTTGCACAGATTTCCATGCATTTTGTAACCCTTCTAGAAAACTATCCATGATAGCTTTTCCGGCTGCTAGTAAATCGATATTTTTCAAGTTATCAAACCAGCCAGTTACTCTATCAACCGTATCACTAACAGCATTTACTAAATTATCCCACACTTCTTGAGCGCCACTTACTAAATTGTTGAAAGTATCTATAGTGCCTTGTTTTAGGTTTTCCCATCCCTGAATGATGTTATCCTTAGTTCCAATAACTAGATTAATAAACCAAGCTTTGAAAGAATTCCATAAATCTTTCGCTCCTTGAATTATATTATTAAACAGATCGATTGTCCCTTGTTTTAGGTTATTCCATCCCTGTCTAATACTATTTACAATATTATTAGTTGTCTCTTTGATCCATGTAGTAAAAGAATTCCACACATCTTTGATGGTAGAAGTTAACACATTCCAGATATTTATCACAGTATCCTTTAAGGCTGTGTAATAACCAACAACTATATCTACAAACGTCGTGATAATGTTTTGGATATTTGTAGTTAATGTAGTCCACAGCATCGAAGCATCTTCTTTTAACTGATTAAAATTGCCTGTTATCAAATCAATCAAAAGCAGAATTGGACCCATTACAGCAGTTTTTATAATTTCCCATGCAGAGCCTGCGATTGATCCAATTTGAGACCATAGGTTCGTAAAGAAATCAATCATTGGCTGAAAAACGTTTTTTATGGCAATAACATACGGTGCTAGAATGTTTACAATTCCTTCCCAAGCGGAACTGGCAGCTTCTTTGATGCCGTCCCATATACTCGAAAAGAACTCTTTTGTTTCAGTCCATTTATTCTTGATCCAATCTGCCGCTTTCCCAGGAGCTTCTTGAATTGTAGTCCAAACATTGTCTGCACCTTCTTTAATGGACTTCCATAAATTGTTAAACCATTCTCCTGTAGATTTCCATGCATTCTGAATCCATTCTACTGCCGAGCTTACAGCAGACTTGATTCCCTCCCATAAGCCAATCCAAAAGTTTCTAAAATCTTCACTCGTATTCCAAAGATAGATGAAACCTACAACAAGTAGTGCTACCGCAGCTATAACCAATCCGACTGGACTGGTAAGAAAACCTATGGCGGAACCTAATTTCTTGAACAAAGAGATTCCGTTACCTAATACACCTAACCCCACTTTCATGGTTTGAAACGCTTTAACCAGCATTCCTAATGCATACAATACTGGCCCAATTGCAATAGCGATTGCTCCTATGGCCACTACTAATCTTTGAGTTGATTCTGGAGCACTTACAAATTTTTCTACTAAGCCGGATATGGCATCTGCTACTTTTTTGATGGATGGTGCTAGAATCTTTTGAATTACAATAGCTGCTGACTCAAAAGCTCCAAACATTTGCTCGATGGAAGAATTCATATTATCTTGCATGGTCCGAGCCATATCGTCAGCTGCACCATCAGAATCTTTCAGAGATTTTGTTAATTTGCCCAATGAATCAGGTCCTTTATCAATCAAAGCCATCATCCCTGATAATGATTCTTGCCCATATAGTGTTACTAAAGCATTTTGTTGTTGTTCAGGCGTCAGGCCTTCAAAAGCTTTTTTAAGTAATTCTACTTGAGTTTTTAAAGGTTTCATTTTACCGTCAGCATCATAAAACGAAACACCTAAATTATCCATTGTATCTTGCATAGCCTTTGTTGGCCTTGCTAACCTAGACAATGCTCCTCGCAACGTTGTACCTGCTTGAGAACCCTTAATACCTGCGTCACTCATAATACCAATAGCTGCTGCAGTTTCTTCCAAAGAAATACCCATTGAATTGGCTACAGGAGCAACATACTTCAATGCCTCTCCCATGTCTCCAACTTCAGCATTTGTATCCGCAGCAGCACGAGCAAATACATCAGCGACATGTCCTGCTTCACTTGCTTCTAAACCAAATCCTCTCAAAGCAGTAGCAGTATTTTCAGAAGCTAGAGCCACATCCCCTCCAGATACAGCTGCTAAGTCTAAAAGACCCGGCATTGCTTTCATGATTTCTTGCGCGTTAAATCCAGCAGAAGCTAAGTTTTCCATTCCAGCAGCTGATTCTTTTGCGCTAAAAGCAGTTTTTGCTCCTAGATCAATCGCTTGCTGTTTCATCTGTTCGAATGTGTCGCCAGTTGCTCCCGATATAGCTTTTACACGACTCATTTGCGCTTCAAAGTCACCACCAACTTTAGCAGCTGCTACGCCTACTCCTATAAGAGGTGTGGTAATATACTTTGTCATTGCGGCACCAGTACCTTGCATCACTTTACCAACAGCGGTTGTCATACTATTTGAATTCTTTTCAAAAGTTTTAACAGCATCTTGCGCATCTTTAAAAGTCTTTACAAATCCACTATCTGTGGCTTTTAATAAGGCTTCAACAGAAAATTGTTCCATGTTTTTCCTCCTTTCCTCAAGAATTAGCTTTAGTTAGTAAGCTTTGGAATTTTTTATCTTGTTTTGAAAGTTCGGAAACTCCCATGATTGAATCTTCGATTTTTTGATAATTAAAGAATTCTTCAAAGGATCGATATACAGGAACTGTCTTTTTGCCTACTTTTTTCTCCGCTTGGACTTGCTGATTTGCCCACGCTAATTCGTGAATCAACTTTTCTTTGTCAAGCCAAGATAACTGGGCTGCAGTCATACGAATGTTGTATTCATATAAAGTCATTCTTTCGATATCTGAGATATTGTTTATTCCCAAATATCGAAAAGAGTTGATAAGAATTTGTTCGTATGCCAGTGCAGAATCTATTCCGCTTGTTGTTTTTCCGCTTCTTTCAATTTCTGATTCAGGTTTCGGACCGCTAACTTTCCCGCGTTCGACTCCGCCAATTCTTTTAGGACTTCATCAAACAATTTTTCGATGTCTTTAACTTCATCGATGTAATCATCCATTTCATCCAACGTAATAGTTTCTTCTTCTGTTCTATTTGCTATTTCTAAGACTCGTGACAACGTGTTGACATTATAAGAACGTAATTCCGGTAAGACTTTTGCTGAGAGTCCCATTCCGAATTCCATATTTCCATCGATGAAAGGCATCACTTTGTCTAATTCACGTACAAATTTAGTGCCAAATTTAAACGAATATTCTTTACCTTTAATTTTTAATTTCAATGTTTTTCATCCTCCTAAAATAAAAAAGAGAGCATCTAAGCCCTCTTATGCTCCTGTCGAAGTTGCTTTCACGGTATCTTTGAATGCATATTGAACAACATCGGCTTGATCTTCTGTCAAGGTTGCATAACCATCTTGGCCAACACCATTTACTGCAAATGATAAATTTAATTCAACGTTATCCTCTGCAGCAGCCGATGGAGTAAATTCAGACACATATGCTTGGTAATAAGTAGCTTTGTACTTATTTGCATTATCATCTGTTCCCTGTTCTGCTTTGTTGATTTCCCAAATTTCAATGATATCGCCATTTAATAAGGCTTGTTTCATTTCATCTACATGAGAATCTCCTTTAGCAACTATTGAAGTAGCCGAAAAATCATATTCAACCGGGCTTAAACTTTGAACGTTTCCGTCTTTTGTCACTGTAGAGTCTGAATCTCTTGATAATCCATTTTCATGTTCTGTTTGAAATGCCATTTTCCAAGCAGCTTCCTGAGTTTCTTTTTTCAATAAGCGATAAAGCAAAATGACATCAATACCTTTTAATGCTTCCATGTTCTTCCTCCTATCTAATTCTAAATTCAAGTGTGACAACCGCTCGTTTTAGGGGCGTATTGGTTGTTGTGTCGTCCATTACTTGAATTCCACTTGCTTGATAATTTAAAGCCCAATAATACCCTTCTGTGGCTTCTATCAATCTAGCTTCATTAAAAAGAGCAGATGCCATATCTGACACCTGCTTTCGTTTCTTCTGTAATCCCCAAACGGATAAAACCACAATCACAGACCCTTTAATGTCAGTTTTATTTACTTCATGGATGGTCTGAGTGTTCTCAAATTCCACAAAAGGATAACCAACATCCTCTAAAGTTTTGTAATCGAAAGATTTCAACTCTTCCAGAATGGCTTTAGGTAGATTAGGCGTAAATATTACACGGAAGCCTTTCAAATCGGAGTTATCCATTTCAGAAATACTTGATTTTAAGCTAAATAAAAGGCGATAACGCCGCATAAGACCTTTTTTGAATAGCCTTTGCTTTGTTGCCGTCATTTGTTCAA